AGCCGCCGATGCGCTACAGGAAGTCCAGCATAAACATCCGGGTATGGGGACGGTCCGGAACTGTAGCGCTATGGTCTTTTCTTTCCCAAAGATTCAAGCTTCAAGCGGCAAGCGTCAAGCCCCAAGCTACAAGCATCAAGCGTCAAGCCACAAGCAACAAGCTCCTCGATACGTGAGCCTTGAAAAAGTTTCACGGACCTCTGACCAAGGTGCTTGACTAGGATAAATGTATTGTCGGGATGCTTAACATGGAACGCAATTTGATGTGGACTAAATCGTACCTTGTTACTCTTCGCAACTTTTAGTTCTACTGTAAAAAAGTGGCCGTTACTATTATACCCCAATAAATCAGGAGTGCCGGATAGAGTAAGATTTTCAAGTCTAATCCACGAAATATTAGGTATAGATTTTTTAATCTCTTGATAAAATTTACGCTCTGGTCCCATGCGTTTTTTAGAGTAACATTGTCATTCATTAATAATCCTTCTGGAGCTTTTCTGGCAAGATAAGTCTAGAAGGTTTTTCAGTTTTTAAAACTAATCTGTGAGTGCTACGACCCGGATGACCTATTAACGGAACAGTGTTTTCATGCACTTCCATTCTTCTGATCTCATGCAGTTTTCCGTTTTTTTCTACATAGATTGTGGCGTTCTTTATAGCGTCAGAACCTTTAGTAAATTGACTTAAGAATAGCTGCAAGTCTTGTACTCTCATGAATCTTTTCGTCTTAACTTGTCAGTCAAATCGTTTATCACACTTTTATAACCTTGCAATAAATTTTTATCTTTTTCTGATTCTGAGGACTTCATTTTCCAATCGTATATTTCTTTTCGAAGCTCACCATTAAGCTGTCTATGGCCCTCGTTTATGTCTGACAATTCTTTTATACGTTTAGCTGCGTATTCTAATTGTTCACTTAAAAAACGAATTTGAAGATTTAATTTTTCAATAATTAATTCTAAATCGTTGTTTCCTCTTTTATCTTTCATATATTGACTTTATAGGATAGTTACCTTAAAATGTCAATCATGGGAGTGCCTAAAAGATTAACTGAAATGCAACAAAGGTTTGCCGAGTTTTTAGTATTCGGTGGACCTGATGGACCTATGACACAAACAGAGGCAGCTGTTGCCGCTGGTTATAGTCCTAAACGTGCAAGGCAAGAGGGATCAGAATTATGCAACCCTAGATTGTCTCCACTTGTTGCAAAATATATAGGTGAACTAAAAGAGGAAAGATTACGGAAGCATGAAGTTACCTATGAGGGACACGTAGCTGAACTAGCTAGACTTCGTGAGGCAGCGTTGAAGAAAGGCTCTTTCTCTTCTGCTGTAAATGCTGAAGCCAATAGAGGCAAGGCAGCAGGATTATACATAGACAGAAAAATAATAAAAACTGGGAAACTAGAAGATATGTCAGAACAAGAATTAGAAGCGAAGATGAAACAAATCTTAGACGACTACGGATCTTTGATAAATGTGACTCCATCTACAACTTCTGAATCTTCTTTACCCAAGCCCGAGGAATCATCGTCCGATCCCCAAAACTAAAACCATCCTCGTCTCTATCGTAAGAAGCAAATAATTTTATACTGTGTTTATCTTTAGAATATAACCAACCCTCGTTGACTGGTTTAGCTAACTTCATTCTATCAAATTCTTTCTCGGTAGCCCAGCCCGAATCACTCACACAGTCGATCCACTCCACTCGGACTTTAGGATAAGGTATATCGGGAGTTACAGTTGAGGCAATAGCTTTTCTTCTTTTCCTAGGCATACCCTCTTATATCAGCTTTCTATAAGGGATCTAGAAAGTTTTAAAAATTTTAAGAAAAACAAAACGTTTCGCGGAAGGCCATTCTGAATATACCTATAGGTGGACATTATTTTCTGTCCACCTAAACAAAAAGTGTACCAAAAAGTGTCCACCCTAAAGCTAGTAAAATCAACATTTCTAGGTCAAAAGTACAAAAGTACACTTTTTTTTGCTCCAAAAAAAATTTCAAAACTTTCAAAACTTTTCAGATCCCTTATACACAGACTAACCCTGCCTATCTGCCATAGAATCGCCATAATGTCGACTCATTGCTGCCAATTTATCCTCTGCTGAGGATATCTTCGCTAGTAACTTGTCAACCTCACCAGTGATATCTATGTGTTCCGGTATCACCATGTTGTGTTTCATGATGGCGTTTATCTTGTACCTAGCATCTTCTATCTCAGCTTGATACCTAGATTCCAGTGTATTATACATACTTGCGTTCATAGTTTCTCCTTCAATTCTTTTAAATATTCTTCGTTTTCTTTTTCTTCAAAGTCTTCTTTAGTCATTTCTACTTTCGCTTGTTCTTTCTCATCAAATATTAGGTCATGATACATGTCTAATCTTTTTAAAAATTTATGTTTCCAAGACCTTAATTCTGCCCCTTCAACCTTGAACTCTTGGTAATATAGGTCAGGAGTGCATACCATTATCACACCTTGTTCTATGTTAGATCCATGTACATAATCATGTGCCATGGCGTATGCTGCAATCTGCATTTTATAATCGTCAATCCACTCTTCTCTCTTAGGCCTGTTAGCCTGCTTGAAGTCAACTATACTTTCTTTACCATTATGTAGACAAACTAAATCAGTAGACCCAGCGTAAAGGCCAGGATAATATAATGTAACTTCCGAACCGTAATACTCTTCCACAGGAGCAAGACCGATCTCAATAATTTTTTCGGCCATGGCTTTCGCCTCCTGTCCGAGCCCTGTAAGATCATCGTAGCCAACATCTTCGACGTAACATTCAATGAACTTGTGCATGGATGTGCCCCGCCTACTAGATAAATTTTTGATTCTGTCTGCTTCTTGTTCTCCAACTTTTGCCTTCCAGTCTTTTAAAAACTTTTGATTTTTTGTTTTGCCTAATATAGTAGTGACACTAGGAAGTCTAGTACCATTCACATCATACAACCGTGTTCCATGGTCCTCGATCCGTGTGCCTTGTAAATAGCTGTATTTGTTAGATTTTTTCATAATTATTCAGTAACCCTTTCCAAAGAATCTCTAAACCTACCCTTATAACCATATGGTCCGTGATGAATGGTCGTTGAATCTATGTTTGCATGTATTTTAAATCCAGACTTACGAACCAACTCACAAAAAGCAATGTCTTCACCTTTAAATAAATTATCTTCAAACGACGTATCAAAAAAATTCCATAAACAATCTTTAGATGGATCTTCACCGGTGTCTTCAGCACCCATAATCTCAGCGTTAATGTTCTTCTTTTTTTCTTCAGGAAACTTTATCTGTAAGTTAGAGTTATCTTTTTTAAGTTTATCAAACACACTACGCTTTATCATCATCAGTCCGGTGGGACCTGAAGTGATCTCAACAAAACCGTTAGGTAATATATCTATCTTATCATAATCAGAAAAAGATACAGGATAAGACTCTTTCATAGTCGCATCTTTTAACCTGTAAGGTGTACAACAAATATCAAAGTTACCGGCTAACATTCTAAATACAGCATCGGCACCAAACTGCATGTCAGCATCGACAAACAATAAAAAATCTTTTTTTGAATGTAGAAACCCAGCGGTAAGTAGATTACGGCAATGACTAATATACGGGCTCTTAGCCGTTCTAAACTCAGCAGGTATCTTGTGCATAGTGAACTTGTTAAATAAATTTAATAGTGATAAGCAGGTCTCTACTTTCATCATATCATAACAAGGCATCGCTACAAACACACTCGGTCTACTCATTATTTATCTTTCTTATTTAAATTTTTCATGTATTGAGGTGCAAAATTTACTATATTATTCAAAGGCACTTGGTCGTGAAAATTACCACTTACAGATATTCGTGTGCAATTAGACTTGTATGGTGCAACCCAATGTTGTAGCCATGCAGGAAATATAAACATATCGTTCTCTTGAGGAAAAAAAGACATGTGTGTTATACAATCTCTAGGTCCATTACCATATATAAATTGTATTCCACCTGGGCCACAACTTTTCCCATTATATTTTTGGTTTTCTTTTTTTAATTCTTCAGGTATTTGTAGATAAGTCACAAAAGAAAGTTTACCATCGTGATCGTGTGGTGGATTAAAATCATTTGGTTTTTGATAATTAATCCAAAGAGCTGTTAATATATATTCCGGTTCTTTTTCAAAAGGTTCTAAAACATATTTTTCGTACGCTCTGTTGTATACACCAAGATACTTCGATAACATGGGTACTATTTTACTTTTAGATTCATCGTTGTATCCTATTTCTTTATCTAATATTCCTGCTAACTTAGTTGTGTAGTCTGTTTTATTTTTATTTCCCTCATCTAACAAAAGTTTCTTAAAATCATCAGATATTTTCATTCTAACAACACAAGGTCCCCAGTTATATATTTGTATGCTTACTTTTTCAGTCATTATTCCTCCTATGTTTTTCCATACCTATCTTTTATTTCTCTACGTATTTTATCTTCATTATTGATTAAAAATAAATTATCATCATGACTACAACCGTACAATTCAAACGAACCAAAAGGATCGAACTCTACAATATATTTTCTATCGCCATAATTAATTCTTATCTTTTTTCTTTTTTTCTGCATCATCTTCAACTCTATTAATTATATAAAAGCCAGCTATTGCACCAATGCAAATACCAATCAAACCGACTAACAACATTCCAAACCCATACTCCGGTGTCATTCTAAATTCATCGCCTCCTTGTACTGTTGCATGCTTACCACATTACCATCAATATTATATTCAGGTGTGTAGTGATCTATAACTTGTTCTATTTTATGTAGTTTTACCTTTACATAAGGCCACAATAATCTAGCCACAAAGAACGCATCTCTATGACTACATCTCCAACGCCATTGTCTTTTT